ATCTTACTTCTTTAACTTCGGTTGATACATTATATGGAGAAGATACTGTTAGTGGATTTGGTGAAGGAAAAGAACTTATTGTTTTATTGAATTTAAATAATGATAGTTATCTTCTTTCTAAGTTTGGTATCGTTGCTGATAGTGATTTAAATGGTGTTATACATCCTAAGATGTATGAAGATATTTTTGGTGTTGATTCTGAGCCAAAGGCGGGTGATGTGGTTGAATTAACAGAATTTGGTTCTGATAGAATACATTTTCCAAAAAGAGGCGCAACTGTTTATGAATTAACGGAAGTCATAGACGAGTTTCAAATAAACCCATTAGGAGGTCATTATTTGTGGTTCTTTAAGGCTAGAAGATATGAATACAGTCATGAACCTGGTTCTCCTGGTCCTGGTGTCGGAAATAACAACAGAGACGACAATGATTCATTAGAACAAGCTTCAGAAGAAAATTTCTCTTATGTAGAGAATCCGTGTAGTAATGATAGTGTATACGGAGATTATTAAATTCTGAAAAAAGTATTATTTGATTGAGTCTCTAATAATTTTTTTTGTATATGATCTTCTACGCTAGATATATATTTTTTAATTTTAACTGGACTTAATTTTAATTTTTCAAAATTCTTTTTTCTTTCAGACGCTTCTTCAGCTATCATGTTTATTGCTTCATACAAAGCAATCCATCTTGCCATATAAAGAGAATCGTCTTTAACTTGTAATTTATTATTGAAATTCAATAATTTATTAGATTTATTTTTTGTCTTCATTTATTAAAATAGAATTTATAGGAGGCAAATCGTCTGTTGTTCTTGCCACAACAAATTGTAAAATAACTGTATTTTCCTTTTCACAGGAAGTACAAACAAAATTTGATTTTTCATATTGATCAGGAACGAATATCAATAGATTTTTGGTTTTACAATATGCACATTCTAGTATTGTAGATAAATTTTCTAATTTATCTAATTCTTTTTGTTTTGTTTTTTCTCTATAAAAGTTTACAATCAAGGTAACTATAACAGAATATAAAATATATTGAATAATAAAAAAGAAAGAAAAAGTATACCAAAAATTATTACCGGACATTAAAGATACCAAACCAGCAAGTGTTGATATAACAATATTTATTATTAATGTTCTTATTAGATTTTTCACGTCTAATATGATAGACTTTTAAAAATTAAAATCAAGAAAAAAATTTAATTTATTTTAGAAACATCTATTATTTTAGAACCCATTGTTTTTATATGGTTTAAAATAGTTTTTATATCTTTTAAATATTTCTTAAGAGCGTTTCTTTGTTCTTTTGATAAAGATTTATTGTTTTTTATGGCCTCGTTTATTTTTTGCCCAGCTGTGTACAAGTAAACAAAACTATCTGTAAAATCACCAACAACTGTTTCTAAGGGCCATGGTAAAGAACCTTTTATTGGTGGTTCTGGTAATCTATCTCCACCTGGTCTTATGTTTTGTTGATATGAAAAATTATTTTCTGAATTACTCAGAGGAATAAAGTCTTTTCTAGCAGGAGATTCATATGCTGAATATGTTCTTATATTAGCACTGTCACCTATCATTTCCTCTATTAATTCGTTTATTTTCATACTCTTCCTATTTTAACAAGGTTATTGCATCTTCCACAAACCCATTTTATTTGTTGTCCTTGAGGAGAAGACATTTGCTTTCCTGTTACATATGCACCACAAAAAGTACATGCAATTGGTTTATTTGTAACTTGAGGATAGTTTGGTGTATTATTTTGCATATTATATATTATTTACTTATTATCTCCTGGTTTCCAAGAATCTTTTTTAGATTCTTCTAATTTTGGAACAATCAATTCTTTAAATTTATGTGTTATGAACTTACAAAGTTCAGATCTAACGATATCTTGTTCTGTTAATTCCATACAAATAATTCCTTGTGCTCTAGATTCCTCATTATTAAACAAATCATATACTTTACTAAAACCAGATTTTCCTTGTGGCAAATCACTTTGTTCTGGATCACCACATAAAAATACTTTGGAAAATTCACCAATTCTACTCATGATTGTTTGTAATTCTTTAATAGAAAAATTTTGAACTTCATCTGCACAAACAAATTTAGCAGAAAAATGTAAACCTCTAGCAAAGTTAATAGGACATATTGTTAGTCTATTATCTTTTTGTAATCTATCTATATTTGGTTTACTTAAAAGTTCTGAAAATTTATCATGAAAAGGCGTTAGATATACATTAAATTTTTCCATTATATCTCCAGGTAAAAATCCTAATTTTGAATCAGATGATTCAACTGCGGATCTTACCAAAACTAAATCAGATACTCTTCTCTTGTTTAATAAGCTTAATCCACAATACATGGATAAAATAGTTTTTGATGTACCAGCTGGACCTTTTAATAATAAAACCTTTGTTTTTTTATCTAAAAAATTATTTATAATTTCTTTTTGTTTTTCTGTCCATGGTAATTCTTTTATTGATAAATCAAAATTTATTTTTTCCCTTTGAAAAACATAAGGAGAATTATCTACGACGTTTTCTTGTTCATGAACAAATTCTATTGAATTGTTCCTATCTTTTTTAGTTTTTTTAGAACTCATTAAAATTAATTTTTACCAATCTTTACAAGCTTGATAACGAGCAGTTCCTGGTTTTGCCGAAGAACATTTATGTCTTGCTCTGAATGATTTTTTTCTTTTAGTGTTTCCAGACTTTCCTGTTACTCTAACACCCTTTTGTCCCCAATGAACTCTTTTATAACCCTTTCCATTAGGATTTTTAACACACTTCATCCACTTTTTACCCTTTGATGTGGATGAAGTTTTTTTTGTTGGACCTGTACATTTTGATTCTTCTAAAATCGAAGAAACTAAATTATCAAAATTTTCTGGTAGCATATACTTTACTTATCTTATTAAATGTTTTTTTGTAAATTTTTATTTTGATTAGTTAAATTATTAACCGGAATATTACTAACAACATTAGATTTAACTTGTGTATTTAATTTGGTTTTATCCAAGGTTTCAGTATTATCATTTTTGTCGTTTTCTACTTCATTTATTTCTTTATTATTTAAAATTGTTTCCATGTCTTCTGGTTTTATATTTGATGTATCTATTCCTGAATTCTTTAAATAATTAATTAAATTATCCACGATTGGATTTTTATTTTGTACAGGTGTTTGATTAATTTGATATTCGTTAAGAATTTTATTAAAAAGGTCGTTATATGTATTCATTTTTTATATTTACTTATTTTTAAAATAAAAAAGTAAATTGGTATCAATATAAGATAAATATTTTCATAACATATGGCAAAAATAATACAATCACCTAGAAGAATTCAATCACCAGGCGTTCAAATCACAGAAACTGATTTAACAAGAAGAAGTCCAGGACAAGCTCCAATTAGACCAGGTGCTTTAGTTACAGGGTTCACTACATTTGGACCAACTGATCAATTGATTAGAATTGCAAACACACAACAATTTGAAGCTGTTTATGGTTTACCAGAAACAGCAGCAGAAAGATATCTTTATCATACAGTAGATCAAATAGCACAAACTGGATCTGACATTTATGTTTCTAGATTACCATACGGTGAAGGTGGTGGTGGAAAGTCTGTTCAAAACTATTATAGTGCTTTGCTTTTTCCTGTTTTGCCTCACGGAGAAACCTTTCAAGATGCTGAATCTTTTTATATTTTACCTCCTTCTTCGTTTTTATTAAGTGAAGATCAATATGAAACATACATAAGAAAAGGAAGTATTGATTGGAAGCAATCAATTTCAAATGTACAAAGTGTACCATCTTTCATTGATATAGATAATAGTGTTGTTAGAAAAATCTTTATAGATATTTGTAATGATCTTAAAGTAACTGATATTGATACTGTTTCTAGTTGGTATGGTCCTGGATGGACAAGTGATTTATACACTGGTCCTGTTATTTTACCTGGTCAAGTCTTAACTATAGCAAGACCATTAACATCATTTAATGTTAATCGTGCATTTGTTGCTAGATTACAAACTTACATAGACGAATCAGTTCAATTAAAAAACGCAGATTTAACATATAAGGGTGCTCCTACCGTATGGGCTGATGTTAAGCTTGATTTACTTGATATTATATCAACACAAGAACAATTAAGTTCTATTATAGCTGATAGTGGTAATACACAAACAGAATTAAAAAAATTACCATATAATTTAAAAATGTATGCTAATAAAGTTGGTAATGATACACCATTTACATATTCTTTACCTGCTTTATCCTCAAAAAATGCTTTAATTGATATCGTTAAATCAAATAAATGCAACAATACTGCTGAAGTTACTTATTGGTTTGGTGGAACTCTTCCATCAGGATTTACTGTTACCGAACCTACAGCAGTAGAAACAACTAAACGTACATATAATACTTCTACAAAAATTGCTACATTAACACTTAAAACAAAAAACCATGGCATTATAAAAGGAGATACTATTAGTATTACTGGTTGCGCAAAGCCTGTATATAATCAGTCTTTAGTAGTAGTAACTAATGTTAGCGGTGATCTAACCACTATTAGTTATTCTACTCCAACCGATCCATCTGCTACAGTTGAAAATGGAGTTGCTGATACTGGTGGTAGAGTTAAAAAATATATTTTATTAAATAAACTTAATACAAATACAATAGTAAACACATTTAATGATAAATTACGAGCTGCATTAAAAGTAGATGCAGAAAATTTCTTTTCTGGTGAAAGAGAACTTATTGTTAAATTTAACACGAACCCAGTAACTACCGTTGCTGCTATTAGTGGAATGACTAAAAATAATAATGCTACTAATGTATCTGTTATTAGTAGTGCTATTGTTCCTAGTAACCTAGATCTAGATTTTAATATAAATAGTATTTTAGATCTTAACAAATCTGGTATTGTTATTGTAAATGATGACAAATTAACAAATAACGATTTATATGAAGGGTTCTATGTTGCTCTTGCAGATAATTCTGATGATACACCATATACTGATTTCCAATCAGTAAAGAGTGTTTATGCTGTAAATTCTTCTGTTAATACTGGTAAAGATGTTGTTGGGAATTCTTTAGTAAAACAATACTTTACAGAAATTCCAAGAGAAAGAATGGCATTTACATTAACAGAATCATACTCAAGCATAAACTTTAGTAGTGTTTCTGAAAGAATGGCTAGATTCCCAGCTTATGACTTTTCTCAAGATACTTTCCTTGATTGCTTAAAGGTGTTCATGTTCAAATTAAACACATCAACAAACCTACAAGATAGTATAACATTAGATTACAGCACAGCTGAAGCATATGTTGGTTCTTTATATGCAAGAAGAAAACAAAACGATCCTAGAGGCGGAAGATTAGTTAATTTCTGTGTACAAAATAAAATAGAAAACAATTCCAATTCTAGAATTAAAATGCTTTTGAATAATAAAATTTCAGAGGCTGGTGTTTGGGTTGATGAGTATGGTATGCCTGTTAAGAAGGTAAGAATAGCAGAACCAACCAAAGCTCTTTGGTCTACTGGAATTCATCAAAAAACTTCACTTGATAATTCTAATAAAACTGTAGGAGATTTAATTTTAAAATTAGATAGAAGTTTACAATTATGTGAATTGGCTCAAAATGAAAGTAATAATATAGACGTTGTATGTGAAGCTGGATTAGGAACAATCAATGCTTCTATATGCGCAAGACCCGATTACTTGTATTTTGATGATACAATAGACGTAAATGTTGATAATTTATCTGTTATTCCTAAAAACTGGAGAGAATATTATGAATATCCAGATGTAGTTAGAGATGGTTATTCTGATGTTGTTAGAAAGTTCAGGAACTTTGCACAAGATAAAAAGAATCACGTATTTATATCTGATCCATTAAGATACCTATTCGTTTCTGGTAGAAATGCTAAGAAGACAGATTCTAAAACTTATGATTTCGTAAATGATACATTCAGACCAATGAATGTAACATATGCTAAAGCAGGTCGCTCTACATATATGGCTGTATATGCTAACTGGGTTAAGAGATACGACGGAGCTTCTGATGATTTCACTTGGTTACCGCCTTCTGGATTTATGGCCAAGGTTATGTTAAATGCTAGAAAAAGAGCACCTTGGACTGCACCAGCAGGTTTTAACTATGGAAGACTTACTGGTATTGCTGATATAGCAATAAATCCAAATCAAAGACAAAGAGATATTCTTTACAGAAGTTCATACAATCCTGTTGTAAACTTCCCAAGAGATGGAATGGTTGTATATGGTCAAAAGACATTTATTAACTATGAAACAGCATTTGATAGATTGAATGTAAGAAACCTATTCTTGTTCTTGGAAAAAGAAACAACTAGAATTTTAAATAGATTTGTTTTTGAACCAAACACAATCACAACACGAAATAGAGTTCTTTTAAGATTAACTCC